TCAAATTCTTTTTTCAGGTTCAATCCACTCTATTCCTAACCACTCAAAAAATTCCTCTTCACTATGCCACACCGGAGGCAATGTCGGGCGGCTCGTAATGCAAACCCATTTATTCTTACCGATGCTGCGACACTCTTTAATCATTCGCAATCCACCATCAGTACCGCACCATCCTTTTGCTTTCCATCCTGAAGCAATCACTCTCGCGCTGTAGTCAGATGATCCGGTGCGTATCGCAAGCTGACGGAAGTAGTCCGGTGCTGATGGCATGAACAGATCAAGGTTGATCTGTCCATGTTCTGACTCAACAATTCGCTGAGTGTATTTTCCATCAGCACCGCCTTTGATGATGACATATTTGTTTATCGCCCCAACAAACGAAAACAATTCACTGCCCTTCCTGATGCACACGATCTCGATGTCACCAACATCTTCTTTCTTCCGTCTGATACTTCCGGCAATATCAATGCGCTCGCAGAATGGCTGCAATTGCGCCACGATACGTTCTGCGATTTCTATTGCTTTAATCAGTTTCATGATTTACCTCGTGTAGAAACTCCACAGTCCTTTATCCTTGACGTAAATCGGCATACGGCCCGCAACATCTTTCAAGTAAAGCCTATCAGCAGTTTTGTGAAATTGTTTCGCCCATGCTTTGCGATGATCCTTCGCAGCTATGATCGCAGAACTCTTCGATTTACTGTACACCTCTGCAGTTGTGTTCGTGTTTTTATTGCTGCTCACTACGCGGTAAAACCATTTACCGGAGTCACCTTTCTCAACTTCGATTCTGAAGCCTTTAGGTCTGATTGTTTCTTCGTTTAAAAAATTGCTCATTGTTGTAATTGTTTTTAATTAAAGTAATTGCTTGACAAATTCATCAGGCACAGGGAATAATCCCAATCGCCATTTGATTTCTTTAGGTAGTTCGAGTTGTCTCACCCTGCGCACATTCTGAAGGATCAGTGAATGTGCTTTTGGATAAACTTCAATGCACGCTTCCGTTTCGTCTTCGTGAGTCATCTTTCTGCAATCAACCAAATCTGCAATACACAATGTCACACCAATCGGAAAAAGAAAGCTGATGTTGTAGTGATTCTTCTCATCATGAAGAATTCGTTGCGTTGATAGTGGAATCGCAAAGTCAAATTGCTTCGATGCGCAGATGAGAATTTCACCACGATAGTTAGTTGACCACTTGCGTGTTTCAATAGTCTTTACACCATCGAGAATCATTTGCGCCCAAGGTTGATGCATTGATAGTGCTTTCATTGTGTTACCTCCTTGTTAGTTACTGTCGAGTTACGTTTTGATTCTCCCTCATAACCTACACCCATACATGCCATTCCGATAAGGTTATTATCGAAAGTCAAAATCGGATTCACATTACAAGGTAATCCCTGCAGCTTACACCAATCACCATCACGATGTTTACAGCCGGAACAGGTTTCTTCTACATTGTCGCGTGACCAATAGTTGACCATTTGTCTCGCGCGTCCACCGGATTTGTTTCCGATGGATTTCCACTCATCCCATCGAGCTCTACGAATCTCTTTGCTCGTTTCATGTATGGTGTTACCAAACAATTCACGCCAACGAATTGACAGACTCACTTTGGGTAAAGTGGTGGTGGTTGCTTTACTCATACCTCTCTCCCTCCCTTTGGTTGCTTGTCTTCACACATATAGCACACATCATTCTCACTGTTGAAATTGTAACTCGGTAAATCATGACCGCATTCTGTACAAGTTCTTTCCTTGCCGAATCGAACTTCAAGTCCCTCCTTTCCTTCGTCACGTCTTTCAAATGGTTGATCAGCTTGCTGTGGTTCTCCTTCAATTGCTTGCATACGATCAATCTCTGCAGCGATCAATGCACCCGCGATGATCAATCGTTCTTTCAACGATTTGCCAACCATACGTTCCCATATCGCTGCATCCCAATCTTGCGGCTTCTGTCCGTTAAGACCGAGAAGTTGAACTGCGCCTCCTGATAATTCGTAGTGAGCATTTTCAATTACATCACGCTCGACTGTGCGACCGTGTTTTTCAATTTGTTCCTTGCGCTCTTGCGCAATGAGTTCTACTCCATTCATGTGTGTTCGATTTAAGTGGTTAAAAATTCTGATCAAATATTTCTTCGCGCTCCTGCGCTGTTTGTAGCTGCGTTTTAATTCTCCATTCAGTTGCACTTCGTACATCAGAAATTTCCCTGCTCCTATCCGGTTGATGAAGCTGATCAGCCCGGCTTCGTCCATTGTGCGTTGAAATATTCTGAACTCGTTGTAATTCATTTTGCATTCCTGATTGCGTTGTACAATTCTTCAGCGAGCCGTTTCTTTTTTGCTTCGAGCCATTCGCGTGTTCCGCTTTTCCCATCGAACTCCTGAATGAGTTTGAGACAGTCGACAAACTCGCGATTGATTTCTCCAACACCCCGCGAACGGGGGGGGTAATTTGTATTATGCATGTTGCAAGATTTTTCATCAGCTAAATTTTTTTGAAGTACACAATGAGAGATTGTCCTTTCAATACAGGTTTTCTTTCCATCGCTCCGCGCTCGAATAACTCATTGCAGATTTGAAAATCCTGATCACCATCATTCGTTGGCAGAAACCATTTCATTGACGGATACGCATTGTATCGAGACAAATAATAATTGACATCCAACTCCGGTACATCGCGCTTCATGCGCTTCAATGTTTTCAGAATATTCATTTCGTAGCGGGAACAGGACTCGAACCTGTGACCTTCACATTATGAGTGTGACGAGCTACCAACTGCTCCATCCCGCATTCTGCACCCTGATTGACACCGGGTGCGCCCGTGTTCCTTAATAAATAAGTAACCATGAAAAGAACGATCATGAGTACGCGAGAATTAGATTCGCTTGATGCATCAACTCCGTGTACTTGCGAGCAGCCGCATCAGTAACATGACGCGCCCAATCAATATCAGATGAGTAACTTTCTTCTGTCGCTCGCAGAATCAAATCAACATCGTGACGTTTTATTGCGCGCTCCAGTTTCTTAATGATGTTGCCCGGCTTTACTCTTAGATATTTCATGCTACCGCAGCTTCTTCTTTTTTCAGTTCAATGAAAAATGTTTCATCCTGATCAACGGTGATTCCGCATTTCTCAAACTTCTTGTTCACTGCAGCATCGTTGCGATCAGCAAGGAGTTTCTCCTTTGATGGTTCATCAACCGTGCGCACGTAGTCAGGAAGAAATGATTTAAGAAGGTTCGTTACACTTGCCCAAGTGAAACCTTTGATCAGTTTCAGCTTCGGTGTTCCGGTTCTGAATCCCACTCTGCCATGAGTGACTTCAAGAGATTTCTTTTCACCAAATGCTTCGGGATGCTCTTCATAATACTTGTGAATGATGTCGAATTGATCATCGCGCTCACTCGTCAGCTTGTCTAATTTCTCAGAGTGTTTCTCTCTGATTGCAGCAATTTCTAAATCCATTGTTGCAGTAGTCTTTTCAATCTGCGCATCCGCAACGGCATATTTGCCCATTGCTTCATCCGCCTGTTGTGGTGACACATTCTTGATCACCACTTTTTTTTCTCGTTTTGTTGCCATGTTAAAAGCGTTTTAAATGTTTATGAATATTGTTTTGTAAGTGCATCAATGATTTCATTCATCAACACCGATGCGAGTGGTGATGCCTGTATGATCTTTTGTACTGCAGGAACTTGAATAACGTCAACGAAAACCATTGCTTCATCATGTTCCCATCGCAGAGTTGTTTTTGTTTTCACTCCGGGTTCGAATGCTTTGTCAACGTATCGCTTGTTCCATCTGCGGAGACAAGCGTACTGCTGCACGTAGTACATTTTATTTTTCACCGCAACAAGCGGAAGGCGTTTCATGCAGCGCTCAACTTCCTCCATGATCATGATGATCTCGAAGAACTGATCCACCGTTACTTTCTTCGTCACTGGCTTCTTCCTGATATAGTGTTCAATGGTCAGCATGATACCTCCTTCAGTGATTTCTTAATGGCGATCAACGTGCATCGATCAGGATACACCACACGCAATCTTTCGAGATGATGATCCTTGTAGAAGTCAGCACTCACTTTGATGTTGTGATACACCTTCACGAATTCAGCATCGAGCGAGTACCAATACATTTTGAACCAACTCCAAAACGGTGCGCTCTTCGCCATGCGATCAGCAACTCCCGGTTCAAACTCCGCAATGAATTGCAGCCCTGCGTAGAGAATGATCTCTGACAGTTGATCCTCGCGCAGCCCGGTGACTTTCATCACCGGGTGGGCGTTCGGCCCGCAATGCAGTTGAAGCTTTTGTATGGTCTCAGAATGATTCATGAATAGAGAACGTCATTTGCTTTTCCAATCAGTTTGTCATAGCGATTCGCATCGTTCCTGTCAACGTCTTTATTCCAATTGACAGGTAGAATTTCAAGTACATCATAGCATTCGATAATTCGTCCCTTGTCTCCGCTATCAATTGCTTCAGCGAGTTGATTCAGCAACTTCGGAATTTCTATTTCGTAGTTCATGCTGCGATGATGTTTTTGCGTTTCTCTAAATAGTCATCATTAGCAACCAACTCTTTGTAGCGATCACAGCTTGATTTGAATTCAGCATCATCGCGATCAGCATGAAGAATGTAAATCCACAGCGCAGCTTTCTCAGCGCGGATCAGGATCAACTCCTGATCGATGTCGAGCATTGACAATTCTCTTCCTGCTTTCTCAACGTACACTTTGTCGTTGATCAGGCTGATGCAGAACTCGTATGCCATCGCATAGAGATTGATGTCACTCATTAAATCAAATCCCTTTGTTTCCTTCAGCATCCGGTCAATCATCGCCTTCAGTTGATCAATGCGTGCTGCTTTGATCTTCTCTGCATTCTGCGACAGCGCAAGGCGTATCGCGTGTTTGTGATTTAAGGTTAGTACCATGATTATGCAACTTGTTTTAAAAGCTTGATGGAATGAATTCTTCTTTCTACTCTGCGCAAATCGTTGTTTGCACTATTGATCACTTCCTGTACATCCGGCCCTTCGATTAAACCGTTCGCTTTGCAGATGGCTTCAATTTCACCTTCAGTGATCTCATGCATTCCGCGCATCTCACCGCCACAGCGGGAAAAGATTTCGCAGTAAGATTGCTTCGCCAACTTCACACCTTTGTCCATGCGTTTGCGCAAATGCAATCCTCCGCAAATGATGAAGCCGCAATGCTCATCAAGTAAATTGTAGAGTGACTTGATGAATCCGAAAACACCTTCCTTCAATTCGTCCGCTTCATCAATGATCACGAGCGGCTTGATTGTTTTCTTCAGGAAGTTCACGATGGCTGTCACCATATCGTTGATGCTTTCCGGTGTCACATCCAATCCCAAACGTTTTTTCAATTCGTTCAGGAAATCTTTTTTGCCCCAATGCGCATGGCACTCGATGTAAAATGTGTTTGCAGAATTGTTCCGGGTGTGGTTGCGCAAGCTTGCGGACTTCCCGCTTCCTTGCTTCCCGCTGATCATATACATGATGCCGTTGCGTTGCGCATCAACACACATGTTGGTGATCCGCTTAAAGTTTTTCGTGTTCACCAAAACCCACGATTCACCTTCCAGTGCAATGCCTAACCATTCAGCAATACGAATCCACTGAATGTCTCCAATCACTTTGTCATACCACTTGCCGTTGAAGATGTGATTGACATTGGTGAGTGAAACTCCTGATGCACGCTCCACAACTTTCTGACTCAGTTTCTCTGTGTCCATTTTCATTCGGAGCGCATCTGCAATTTTTTGTTTGTCTTCTTTGCTTAACATAGTTTTGCGTTTGTATTTAAGTGATTTAATGGAGGCGGCATCGTTCAAGCGATGTCGCTTTCTTTTTATGATTTAGTAATCGAATTCATCAATGATCTCATCGTTGTTTTTTGATGCAGCAATTACAGGCACTAATAGATCAGCGTCAAATTCATCCTCTGTTGTTGCGTGCGTCAATGTTTTTGATAATTGCTCTGCTGCATTCAAAGCATACTTCGCGTTTCCGCTATTGTCAGGCAGCACATATTTTGCGAGCGCCATCTGCTGCAGCCTGTGCCAATCATCAGTGTTCTTTGATTGGATCAGCGCGAAGTGATCTTTCTTAAACAGCAGCTTCTCATTTAATCGGGTGCGATCTCCTTCCTGCTGATCATACAGCGCCATCTTTTCCTTGCCCTCCTCAGGAACGAACCACTTGTTCTTTTTTGAATCAGTCGCCATGATCATTTCTGTGTTGCCCGGTAAATAGCGAATGGTGAATTGATCACCAATGCGATTCATAAATTCATGATCCCACAGGCGATAAACTTTTCTCACTCCGTCAATTGTGATTGTGAGTCCTTCCTTTGTGAGTGAGTTTTTGTAATTGTGATTGATACCGAAAATTTCAACACGCTTTTGTGGTGTCAGCTTGATGTCGTTGCTATGATCAGCATTCGCCCATTTGTCAAGCACACTCTCTCCGGCATGAACTCCGCGCTTGCGGATTAGCGTATTCCATCGATTGATCGCTTCAGTTATTTGTCCGATCACTTCGTGCTGATTCGGGAAAGAATTTTTATTGCGGATCAGTAGCTCACGATTCGGATGTGATGAATCGCGTTTTGCAGTGATGTTGCTGCCACTCCAATTCGGATAGTCTTTGAGAATTTGATTGTTGAACCGGGCGAAGAATGGTTCAATGACTTTATCGCGAGCATTTCCTACAGCAGCAAAACGAACATGCTTTGCGATGCTCGTATAAAAATCTCCGAGCGCTTTCTTCGCGAAGTTGTCCATCTTGATTTCGCGAGGCAGCACTCCGGTTGTTTCAATCGCATTTTTCCAAGCGAGATATTTCACCAATGAATTTTCCCGCACACCGATTGCGTAACCGACAATCGTATCATTGAATGCATCGAGGATAATACTTACAGATGTGCGCTGCCATAAATCTTTCTTGCCACTCTCATTCTCGTTGTTGTAATACAACTCGAAATTCCATCCGTCTTCAACCCACAAAATATTTGGTGCAGATGGGCGCTCGCGCTGAATCGAAGCATCGTAATTATTTCTCCATGCACCGAAGCCATTGCGCGAAAGCAATGTTTGCTGTTGCACTTCCGGGAGCATCAGATAATTGTAAGCAGTAGAGTAACTGATCTCCTTCCACTTTTCATTTCGCTCAGCGTTGATGATTGCAACGGCATTGTTGAACATATCCGCCACACGCTGTATATCGTAATTGTTTGGAAGCGCATAGAACGAACGCAGGATTAGTTTCTGCATGTCGCCCAACTTCGTTGCATTCGCGTTGCTGATCTTCTTTGAAATGAATGCGCGGTAGCCTTCTGATTTGTATTGAGCGAACTTGTCCTGAAATCTGCGAAGGTTATTTGGGAACAGATCGGTGAGATTCTTTTTACACCAATCACTTAATGAGGTGAGCAGAGCGCTCTTCGAATTGTAACCAAACTTTTTCAGCACATCGATCTTCGCAGGAAGGTTATTGTAGAATTTGCAAACGCCACATGCTTTAGCAATCGCAGCAGCTTTGTCGAAGTCCGCAGGAAATAATTTATTCAGTTCAAGTTGCTCAACCGGATCAGTAGCAATCTGATCAAATATTGTTGCTGATGATTTCTGCAGTTCCTGCAGCTTTGAATTTTCAAAGAACTTGTACGGATCATTTCCATTGCAGAGAAGATTGCCCACCATCTCTTTGTATTCATCCCGGAGTGCATCGTATTGAATCAGCTTGCACCGTTTGTCATTTGGATCAGGAATTATATTCCAACATCTTGATCCACGAACACTCGCAGCTTTCAATGTTCCTTCAGGAATTCCTGCATCAAGCGCATCCTGCCAAGTGAGGTAGAGGTGGTTTCCGATCAGCTTCATAGGGAGTGTGGTTTCTATGCGGGTTGAAGAAGTTGTTTCCGGGACTCAATTACTTTTTCTGCCGCTTCCCAAACTGCATCGCTGTCGAGTAATTTGCTGACCACCTGTCGAGTGTAATCGTAGTCGCGGCCACTGATCTTTGAGATGGTGATCAGGTCGCCACTCTTCAATTGCTTTTTGATTGCTCGTTTTTTCTTCATAACCTTGCCTTACAATTTTGTGATGCAAACATTGTCCAATTATTTGACATTGCCAAATAAAACGACAAAAATCTTTTCCACCATGCACTTGGGTAAAAACATTAAAGGGTTACGGGAAGCGAGGAAACTCACTCAGGAAGAGTTCGCTAAAAAACTCGGAATTAGCAGGAGCACGCTCGCAAATTACGAGACCGAGATTTCAAAACCCGAATACGATACACTGATCAGAATAGCGAACGTTCTCAATGTCAAATTAGATGACATCATAAACGTTGACATGAAGAAGGCTGTGCTTGCAAACGTTCAGGATCGAGCAGAGGGAGTGCCTTATTATGATCTTGATGCGACAGCAGGAAATATTGAATTGAGCAATCACATACCGGAAACAATTCGAGGATATATCAACCTTCCAAACTTCCGCGACTGCATTGCATTCTTAAATGTGCGAGGCGATTCAATGTATCCGAAGTATAGAGCAGGAGACATCATTGGACTTGTTCCCGTTACCGATAGAGAAATTATTCAGTGGGGGCAAACTTATATGCTTGTAACGAAGGACAATCAGCGCATGATAAAATATTTACGAAGAGCAAAGGATGCTGATCAGTTACTCCTGCGGTCGGAGAACGATAAATATGATGACATCCATTTGCCCAAAAAGAAAGTTCTCAAATTGTTCATGGTGAAAGGCCCGATCAGAGATGAGTGGCAGTAACAGTAATTTCGAATCACTTAAATAACTTCATCATGGACAAAGGAACAAAGCGAGCCGCAATCATTGCAGGATCAATTGTCGGTGCAATTTTCATTATCGGTTTGATCGGTAGCATTGTCGATCCGATTGAAGAGTCATCTGGATCAAAAAAAGGAAATGGATGGAATGATATGACCACCTCCGAACATCGAGAATGGATTCAGGATTTTGTTTCTGATCCATCAGCAGAAGATCAATTCCTTCTGCAATATGTTATTCAAGAGATGGTTACTGATCATTTCAAATACAGAAAGACTGTTGAATTTACAGATGAATACAGTTGGCTTTCTCGTGCGCAGATCATTGATCCTGATTCGGGCATTTGTACAGTTGTCGGTGAAGTAACTGCAGAGAACGGGTTCGGAGTTCCGGTTGATAATTATTTCTACTGCGGGCTTATTCTAACAAAGGATACTCAATACCTCACATCACTTAACGTGTTAGAGCGGTAAATTGAATGAGTAATTGGCGTTCAAATCCAAAAGTAATTTTCTCCATCATTGGAGGCATCATCTTGATTGCAATTCTCGCTGCAATATTTCCTGAGAGTTCTCTTGAAGATGATTACAAATACGTTGAGTTGTGCAAAGAAGAGTATGGAGATCAGTGGCCGCTCACAATTGATTGCGTTCGCGTTTATTGTCTCGAAGGTTTATGTGTCGTTGCAGAAAAACCAAGCACAAAAAAAGTGTGGGCAGTCAATGGAGTTGCACGCGCACAAATGAAAGCAAATGACTGGAATGACATTGATGAAATTTCCATCGATGGCAAAGGCCTTGATCTATTAGTCAGCGCAGCAATTGATCTCTGCGAATAATTACGGATTCACCAAATCCTGATCCTGCGTTACACTCACTTCTCTTGTAGGATCAGTTGAAGCAACATATTGAACAGTTGTTTTGCTGCTGCTCGTTTTCATCAGCGTGAGGTAGTCAATCACATGCACATACATCATATCGAACTCGGAGTCCGGTGTATCTTTTCTTCGCGCTAATCCATTGTGATATTCTCCTTTGAATCCGTGCATTTTAAAATTGATCACTGCAGGAATCTTCAGCAGCTTCAAAAAATCATCCTTGTCACGCGAGTCGTTTGTTCCCTGACTGTATCGCTCTAAACAAATATGCAAGCGCACATTCGTTGCGCCTTCCTGTTGCAATCGGTGATAGTCCTGCCACTCGATTGAAGCGAACTCAACAAATACTGCAGGCATCGGAAACGCATTGGTGTGGTCGTAAATGTCCGGGAGATATTGACCGTTGTAATGATCAACGAGTTTTATCTGTGAAAGATTTTCTGAAGCGAGCAGCGTATTCACTGCGCCCATCAGATAGGTTTGAATCTCCGTGTAGGATTGCAGTAGTTCAATCATTTCATTCTTGTTGTAGCGGTTTTAATAATTGTTGCAACATCGTTTTCTAATCGCATTGCAATTCGTTTATCAAGAAACTTCGAAGCCCCCATGAATTGTCGCCTCGGAATTTTAGTGTTCATCTTTCTGCTGTGACTTTTTACTTCAACAGTTTCACCAGTGTGTTTTTTAGTTGTGCGCTTGCGCTCCTTTCTTGTTTCAACATCAGAAAAAGATGAAGTGAATTTTGTTTTCTTTCTTCGCTTATGCGCGGTCACCTCAACTGTTTTGTTGATCGTTGCTCCATCATTGTGCGCTCTCGCGTAAGGAACATCTGTTCCCACGCGCACTTGATTTTGATCTTTGTGGGTTACACGAATAGATCTGCGCAACGCGCCTGATTGAACAAGTATTGCACGCTTGCTTCCGCGATCTTTTTTTTGTTTCTTTCTTCCCTTCCATTTCTCCATCGTGTTGTCGATGTAACCTTGTCGCCTGAAAGAACCTTTGTAAAATTCAACAGCAGTTGCACCCACAACATCCGGTAATCGCTTGCGCAAATTCTCCATGCCCTTGCGCATGTTTTTAATCTGATCCAATCCTTTGATATGCTCGCTCATTGTGACTGCTCAAAATTTCTTACTGCACGCAACAAACCTTCCTGAACAATTTTACTCGCTTCATCAGCGCCATGCGTAAGTGTAGTTGAATAAATATTTACACCGCCCTCAATCAGCTTTTGAATATTGACAGTGAGGTTCGTTGTTTTTGTTCCACCGGAAACAACGTCACGAAATTTCGTTTCGTCAAAATTGAAATCAGTATCAGCATCCGGTGATTTACTTCCTGAAGGAAAAAACCGTTCTCTGACATCGAGATATTTCTGCAGCAAAAAAGGTTTCTTCGCATAAAGTTTTTCGAGTACAGCGCCTTGCTCTGTTACAACTCTTCGCAGTAACGGTTCATAGTTGAGAGCGAACGCTTCATTGAAAGTCCCGGATAAAACAGAGTCGTGCGTTTTCGGATTAACAGTTCCGTCCTTCAGGCGATTGAGATTGTGAGTCGTTGATTGAACGCGGATCATGTTGTCCATCACTTCATCGAATTTGTTCCTCCACATTTTCGATGGATCAACTCCTGTTTGTGTTGCTGCATCTGCAGCTTTACCTCCGAATAAATCCTTCACCCAATCAACAGCCTTCTTTCCCCATCCTCCGAGTTTCGAATCAATCATTTCAATTGCTGATCCTAAAACATCAACCAACCCACCGAACAAATCTCCGAGCGTTGTGAAGATCGGACTGAGCTTGTCGGCAAGCCATGAAAACATTTCACCAATTGCTTTCAGTTGAAATAATGCTTTGTTGATTGGCTTTAGCAGAGCGACCATCACCGGAAGAATGTTGCCTCCAACGTCAATCAGGAGTGCGTTGATCCTGTTTTGTGCTTGTTGCATCTGATACCACTCGCTGTTCACTGCCAACTCTACCGCTTTCTCGTAGGCGAATTCTTTTTCGTCAAAACCTCTGAACCCTTCGAGTAATTTATCTCCTGCAGTTCTTGCCTGTAATAACAAATCTTTAAATCCATCAGGCCCTCCGACTGTGTTCACGAACAAATCAAATTGCTGTTGCGACATTGCCTGCAGCTTCGGGATGATCGTTTCCAAAATTTTATCTACGCTCATCAAGCTTCCGTTTGCATCATAGAGATTCACGCCAATCTTTTTGAATGCATCAATCGTGCTCTGTTGCGTCAATCCTTCGAATGCAGTTTTTGTTTTGTTGGCTGCGACTTCAACATTTTTTGAAGCGATGGTGAACGCAGAAAAAACTTTGTTCGCGGTATCGAGCGTTTGACCTTTCGCTGCAGCGCTGCCCATGTATTCAGATTGCACCCGGAATAATTCTTCGTAAGTAGTCTTCGCAGTTTGAACGGTTTTAAAATTCGATGCAAGGATGCTATCAATGTTCTCCACTTCAATTCCGTAAATCTTCATCGCCTTCACAGTTGAATTGATCGTTTCGTTTTGATCCGATCCAAACACCATTGAGAATTCGCTGATCTTACTTACGATGTCTTCAACTTCCTTTCCGTATTTACCAGTGAGCGATTGAACATCGAAAAATCCTTGTGCTGTTTTCGTTGCATCAAATCCTCCGGCATAACTCAAATCCAAAACCTGTTCACGCAAACGATTTATTTCTGCAACAGGTTTGTCAAGGTTGAGAAGATTCACTTGTTGAAATTGTCTTTCAAATTTTGCTGCAGCTTGCACACTCGCAACTCCTAATCCGATAACAGCAGCAGTGAGTGCAACGTAAGGATTTGTTAAAGCTTCGAGCGCACCCGAAAGACCAGGCACAGAATTTTTAACTGATGAAAAAGCATCGAGCGCACCCTTCTTAAACTTGCCCATGCTTTTATTCAGGTTGGTAATTTTATCATCAACCAACTGAAATGGTTTCGTGAGTTTATCTCTCAACTCAATGAGCACTTGCAATTTTGCTAATCCGGTGAACATGGTTATTCAGGTTTATTGTTTTTCAAATACTCCTTGATCTTCTTTTTATCATCACCACTTGCATTGAAGTACGGATGCTTGTCAGGAAATACAATTCCTGATTTACCTACATTGTTTTGAAACATCGCATTTACTTCAGGATAAGTGATCCGGTCTTCAGATGTTGCTCTTCCTGCAGGAGCTTGTACAACATCACAACGGCAACCCCAACTATTAGGTGGATAATATTTATTCCAAAACGCATGACCAACCGGGAGAGTAATTCCATCGAGCGCTTCATGCTCCGGGCGCACGCGGTCATCACCAACAGTTTCATATCGCAACATCGGAAGCGATTTCTTTTCCTTCTCAAATGTTTGCCAACGTGCAGCCATCTGCGATGATCCAACTGCATGATTGTATTCAGCGCTCAGATAATTTACGTTGTATCGCTCGTTGATTTGAAGCGCAAGTTTTTTGAAGTCAGCGAATGCGCGAACCTTTCCTTCGTCATCAAGCAGCAGGTCACTCATCGCTTTCAACTGATTGTAATTCTTCATCGTGCTGAAAACAAAAACATTGTCGCGCATGAATTTTAACTTCTTCAGATCAGGAGTTGAGTAATCAACTTCATCGATGTCGACACCGTAACCTTCACCGATTCCTTTCATGAGAAAATCGAACTGCGCTTTTTGTAAATCGGGATCAATATCACCGGGAGTATAAGTGCCATTGAAAACCTTTTCAACTACACTTAAAATGCTTTTGAAATTGAGTCCGCCCGCATTGGTGAATTCGTGTCTATGCGGATTATTGTACAGAGAAAAGATTTGTCTGTCCATTGCGCTCAGCGTCACCTTCGCTGAGCGATTATTAAAATTTGGAGGCCCACCTCCGGGAAGCTGCGGCATGGGTTCGTTGCGTCCTTCGATTGGAATTCCGAAAGTGTCTTGCAGATACGATTCAGGAATGATATAACCCTGTGTGATTAAACCGTTCGCAATATCCCACAGCGCAGTGAGCGTTAATTTTTTCTGCTTGTCAAAAACGAAACGATGATCTTCAGAAATATTGTAACCGTGCTTTCTCAGCAGCGGAAGTATTTGATCATTCCACAGAAATTCGAGGAAGACGTAATCAGCAAGAATAACTTCATCTTCTTTTCGCTCATGCACTTCACCTTGTGATCTGCTTGATCCGTCATCGGTTGTCATCGTTTGCAACAACACCAATTTTGAAATCTCACTATTCGCACGGTCAACCGCTTTATCGAAAATGTCAACACCGGAAGCACCCGCATTATTTGCTTGGATCAATTCAAGTGTAGTGCCTTCAGGAAATAATCCATAACCGGCTGCTCCGGTTTCTTCTAACCATTTCACAATTTCCGCTTGCACTTGCGGATCACGCGATGCTGTCTTTGCAGTCCTGATCGGAATGCCGAAGAGTTCCTGAAACTTGCTCCAATTTCCGAGCGAACTCTTTTTGAAAATAAAATGCGGAGCAGCTTTGTTGAGCAAACCAAAATCATCAGGCTCACCAACACCGAGATAAAAATTTGTGTAAGGTGGATTGGTGAAATAAATTTTCTCCTCGCCTGTTGTGTCGAGCAGCACAGCTTTCTCTTCGGGAATAACATGATAGCGCGAAACAATTCTGCACTCTTTGATTTCGTTCGAACCTTTACGGTCAAAGAAGATCAGCGAGTATCCGTGAAACTTTGATTGCAGCGCATGATAGTTACACTGGATCGCCCAACTCTTTTTGATCAGCGCAGTATTTACTTCATCCACTTTTCCTTTGGCATCAACAAGCGTGAAGCTTGTATTGAGTACGCGCAGCAATCTTGTTTCTGTAACTGCAGTTACGTGACCATCAAGAACGATGTCAGCAAAGAGATCATGCATCGCGAACCGTCTCGGACGGTCGAGATTCTTTGCTTCGTTCTTTGCCAATGTCCACCGGGTAATATCCTTTCGATATTCATATACCCTTCTGCGGATCAGTTTAACGATTAGGTCTTTCGCCTGTTCCTGTTCCGTTACAGGCGCTTTGCTCTTTGCTTTTTTGGTTGCCATCCGAAATTGATTTTAAGCCGATTTAAGCCACGATCTCAAAAACTGCGTGTATTGAGGCAGGCAAGTTGAGATCGTTCGACCTTGCCCGCTTTCCAAACTTTTTAAACGGATCACCATCTTACCAGTGATGACCTGTTTGCGGAATCCCTCCATGTTTGAAAGGGTTTCCGGTATCATCAGTGAGCAATGGAAGGCCCGCGCTGATCTTGCCCTGAGCAACCCATTCCAACCATTTCAGTGCCTCACTGTATGCATCATCGATATGCTCCGGGATTGTTCGCGCATTGTTGCTGCAGTGCAAATTGTAAAGCACGATGTCAACGTACAGCTTCACAAGATGCTTGTCGCGTTTGTCACCTTTCTTCCAGTATGCTGTATCAGTAGGCAAGTGACCAGTGCCCGCCTGAATAGCGAGATAAGTGTACACCACTCCGCCATCGGTATAGTACACCTCATCATTCACGACATACGCAACGAGCATGTTGTGCGCAGGAATATCAATGAACACCTCTGCCACTTTGTACCGATGGCGGAGATATGATTCCATCAATGCCTGTGCTTTGAGTTCGGCATCAAGCTGAATAGTTGCACTGTTACCAGTGATGATCGTTTTTACTTCCGCTCTGATCTGCGAGCTGTAGTCTGATGAAACAAGAAATCCCATAGCGTCAGTTTAGATTGAATTCATAATTACCAGTGAGAACTTCAACTTTCTTTTTATCTCTCTTTCCCTTCGCGCTGTTTGCAACCGATACAGTAAAATCAAACTTGGTAGAATCCCAACCAAATTTTTTTGTGTACTCAGTCAGCATCGGTGAAGGATAAGAAGAGAGAAGAAATTTTCCTTTGATTTTTGAAAGCGTAGTCAACAGCATTTCAAAATCTTCAATCGTGTAACCGTCATAGTGTCCCATATCGGAATTGTAATATGGCGGATCGATGTAGAAGAAAGATTCTTTTGCATCGCGTGAACGAACGATGCGCAAAGCATCGGTGCATTCAATGCATACTTCCTGAAGGCGGATCGCAAACTCTTCAGTAAAAGATTTTCGTTTGTTGCTCACCTTCTTTCCCATTGATCCGGTGACGCGATCATAACCGAACGTGCCATCGAGAATAGAGCTGAACGATTGCGAAGCAAGAGTCCACACAGCCCATGCGCGTTTGATCTCGCTGAACATATCCGGGTTATTGTAGATCACACTCGCTTTGCGATGAAGATCGCGTGAATGCAACGTGATCAGAATTTCTTTTTCAAGAGAAACAAATTCATTCTGCACCACTTTGTAAAAGTTGATCAACTCTTTGTTGGTGTCGTTGATCACTTCAACTTCCGATCTTTTCTTTTCAAAGAATACTGCAGCACCTCCGCAAAAAGGTTCTGCGTACAGCACATGATCCAGTGGGATCAGTTTAACAATTTTTCCTGCAAGCCTCTGCTTACCTCCGTAATAACTAATTGGTGTTTTCATTTTCACTACCTCCACGTTTTAAGATTCATTCTTCAGATGCTTGATCTCTTCGCCCATCTTATTTATTTTATCAGTCAGTGATTTCACTTCCTGTTTGTATTTTTCTATCTCAGCATGTTGTTCTTTATTCACCGCAAGCTGATGATTGTATTTCTCCAATACTTTATAGTACCGATCTTTAAATTGATCCAACTCCTTTTCAAGTTCTCTCCGGCTGTCAACTTCATCGTTGAGTGATTTTCGCAATTCGAGTTCCATCTTCATCATGTCCTGACGAATTGCAGTTTCAGCATCTAACTTTTTATCTGCCGATGGAAATATTCTTCCGATTACTCCTCCGACAACTGCAGCAACTGCAGCGATTACAGCGATCAATCCATTTCCTTCCATGTTACCAACCGTTTGGTTTTCGTTTGAAAATTTGTGGTCTGAAATCCGCACCGGGTAAGTGCATTGATAAGTAATGCCATGCACCTTCATCAGCATCCGGTGCATCATCAGGGCCATTGTAACCGGGTTCAATTCCTTTCACCTGATTATTCGCCTCGATCATATCTGCGCTGTGCTGCTCTTCGGCATTGTAGTACACATGATTCAACGTGTACTGCGATTCCATTTTTACAATGCGCGTGAATTTATTTTCCTTGACACGGCTATCCTGAATCACACTAAGATTATGTCCGGTTGTTTTCACGACTTCATAAAGCGCATCAATCACAGGGCGGTTAAAAAATTGTTTCTCGCAATACCAAATGATGCCGACTCCTGCAGGAAGTTTTTTCTCAACTTCAATCATCCATTCAAACGCAATGTTCAGCGAGCATCTTCTGCAGAAAGATTTGATGCAATGAAGATCATCCTTGTGCAATCCCCAAACTCTGATCGCTTTGAAATCAGATGTTGGTTTGTCTTCGAATGATGGATCGAAATATCCGATGATCACTTTGTAATCCTTCAATGGCGGGAGTGGTCTCCAATGAAACAAAGTGTCTTTGAAAATTTTTCCTTCCACATGATTGATGTGAAAGAATTCTCTGTTCGCTAATGTCGGGCCTGCGACACGAATCTTTTCATTCAACTCTGCAAGTGTATATCGTTCCGGCCATGCGGGTTTTCCCTTTTCAATCGCACAAACTTTGGAATGAAATATTCCTTCGCGCTTCGGAACTCCCGGAGCGATGTCACCAACAACATGTGCGAGCACTGAGCGCTGATGAATTCTGTTCCCTGCGAAAATCATTCTCGCAGGCCCTTTGATCGACAGCGCGAAATACAACGCACCAAAAAGAATTTTGTAAATCTTGTCAACCAATTTCGGATTGAGAACTAACTCATCATCATCAACGTCATCCACCACTGCAAGATTTGGACGCTTCGCCATTTTGCGAATACCTCTCGGTGATTGTTTTCTTCCGAGCGCGATAAAGTGTGATCCGTTTTTTGTTGTGAATCTTCCTTCTTCCCAACTTCCGAAATTGTATTGCACTCCGAAATCATGAGCGAACAATTCATTGAACTGAAGCTGCGCCTGCAGATCACTGAGTAAGTTGCAAGCATCATCTTCGTTCTTTCCAACGAGAACCATTCCGGTTAATTCGTTGTGCGCGATCAACCACATTGGAATTGCGATGTTGGAAACAATACTCTTCGCATGTTCACGCGCCCACTCTAAAACAGCAACGATCTTTTTCTCTTTCAGAATTTTATTCGCTGCAGCGATTTGAAATTTTGCGCTCGGTGAATCTGCTAACTCTTTCAGATACGTTTGAAAAAAGAATTCGTAATCCTTCAATGCGCGATCAACTCTCGCTTTCTGTTTCGCTTTCGTGTCATTGAAAGGAACAGCACTGGACGCTTGAACCTGCTCGCAGAATAATTGCCATTCTTTGAGTGAGCGTCTTACTGTAGTTGATGCGAGGTGATTAGCCATTGATTTTTCCTGCGATGAATTCGTTCATCAAATCATTTACTTTTTTTCCGAGATCACCATCCCTACCCATGACGAACGTGTTAAACTCTTTGAAAACATTTATGATGTGAGAAATGGTTGTGCGCTTATCCGTGAGCTTCTCAATTGATTTTGCAATCTTGATGATCTCATCAGCGGCAAGAGGCATTCCTTCCTCTGTCATCGTATCGAGCCGCTTGTACAATTTGGAAATGATCTTATGCGGTGTGATCGTTGTCGCACCTTTTAATTCATCCCACCCGAACTTAATTTTGTTTTCAGAAAATGTCTTTTCAGTCCATCCAATGATCTCACAGATTTGCTTTTGGTTCAAATCCGAATTCATGTACAATTCAAGAGCGAGCGCTCGCTTATTATCACGCGAATTATTTCTGAAAACTTTTTTCGCTTTATGCATTGAAATTGTTTGCTGCAAAGTAACCTCCGTAGCAAACGCAGCCACAGTGCGCGAATTCTAATTTTCCGTCTGCGCGGAAAACTTTTCCCGATTCGCGGAAGAATACAAAACCCACTCTTTTTCTCAGTGTAATCGAAACTTTTCTTTGCCTCCGAATCATGAATAGAGGCTGGTACATTTTTGAAAATTCGAGTGGCAACTACGCTACGATTTATCTCTACGGAGATATTTTTTCGTGGTCAGATTTCAGCGCGAAAAAGTTTCTCGATGATTTCAATTTACTCGCTTCAGTTTATCCACTGATCAAAGTGCGGATCAATTCTCGCGGAGGCGGAGTGTTCGAAGGTCTCGCCATTTACAACATCATCAAAACCGCAACGGTAGAAGTTCACTGCTTTATTGACGGTGAAGCTTCGAGCATTGCAGCGCTTATATTCTTAGCAGGAAGAAAAAGATATGCTGCGCAAGTATCGATGTTGATGTTGCACCCGGTGCAAGGTTATGCTTGCGGTGATGCATCGCAATTGCGTCAAGCTGCTGATGTAGCTGACAAGCTCACCAACTTACTTTCTGATGAACTGATCCGCATCACCGGAAAAACAAAAGAGGAAGTTGCAACATGGATGGGCTACGGTGTTGAATCATGGTTTACTCCTGAAGAAATGATTACAGCAGGATTGATCGATGAGATCGTTGATCCGGTTGCTACCAATACAAGACTTCCTGAAAAGAAAGACAAAGCGAACGTGGACATGTTCCTCAATTCGATGAACACGGAACTCACGCAAAAATTTTCCGCATTGATGGCGGCTCACAAACCAAACACAAAAATTGACGAAAACAATTCTGACATGGAACAATTAAAAAAACTTGCTCTGCAGTTGGGTATGACCAACTTCGAAAACCTTTCTGAGAAAGGATTAGCTGAAGCGATTGAAACAAAAATCAAATCGCTCGGTGATGAAAACACTCGCTTAAAAACGGAAGCGGATGCGCAAATGACAAACATGAAAAAGGAAATTATCAGCGCTGCAATCAGTGCGGGTAAGATCACAGAGAAGCAACGTGAAAGCTTCGAGAACATTGCGCAGAGTTCATCTGTCGATGCAATGAGAAAAATGTTTGACGGCATGGAAGCGGTAAAGGATTTAACAAACCTGAAGCGCGATGAAAAGAAAGGCGAGGATGGTGAAGATCGCAGCAAGTGGGGATATGATGAGTGGAGCAAGAAAGACCCGAAGGGTTTAGCTGAGATGCAGAATTCGCGTCCCGATGAATACGAAAAAATATTTGAGGCGAAGTTCAAACGGAAGCCGAAAAGATAAAACTGCTTGTCGCAGTCATTACTAATTCAAAACAACATTTTCAATTCAAATCAAAACTCAGAGTAAAATGAAACGCAACAAGCACAGTAAGACACGTTCGTTCGCCATTGTAAAAACACTCATCCATTTGATGATCTGTTTTTGCATTACCGGATTCCCAATGAGTGCAGCACCGGACATTGATCCGTTGTGGAGCATTCCAATTACAGGTGGAATCTATTCACTGAAATTTCTTCCGAAGCCGCAGATCATGCCCGGTGTTCATTATAGTGGCATCGAACCGGAGATATGGTCGGAGCAATTAGCATCGACACTTTTCCCTGCAAACGAAATCTTCATGAAGAGTCGAGACTTCGGAATTTATGCAGAGAAGGGAGCGAAGACAATTAACATACCGCAAGCTGGTACTGATCCGGCTGTTGTTAAAAACAGAACATCACTTCCTGCAACTGCAGTAAAGCGTACCGACACAATCAATCAACTTAGTGTTGACGAATACACAACAACTCCAACGTTGCTGCAATGGACGGAAGAGTTGCAAGCTTCTTATGCCAAGCGAATTGATTTGCTTTCAGCACATAATTCTCAATTGATCACGCGAATGGCTGATGAAGCAGCCGTTGCATGGGCAGCATCATTGGCGGCAAATCAAGTGAGAACTACAGGTACAGCTCGCGCTGCACTGTCACCATCAGCAACAGGAACACGAAGTGCTGTTACACGTGCTGACATTGTTGAAGTTCATCGGTTGACCGGGCGCATGGATATTCCTGATCAGGGAAAGATCATGCTTGTTCCTGCTGATCTTCTTGCTGACATTTTGAAGATTGACGAATTCATTCACGCTGACAAAATCGGATCATCTGCAGGATTGACCGAAGGCGCAATCGGAAGAATTTTTGGATTTGATGTAATGACTCGCAGCAGAAATGCCGTGTATGACAATACGGGAACTCCGGTTGTAAAAGCTGTTGGTGCTGCAGGCGCTGCAACAGACAACGAGAGTATTCTTTTCTTCCATCCGCTTTACACCGCTCGTGGTGTAACAGATGTGAAAGTCTTCATCAATGAAGAGGACGCGGCAAATTATGGAAACATATTGTCTGCACTGGTACTCGGAGGATTCAAGAAATTCCGCACAGACGGAAAGGGAATCGTTTCGTTGATTGAAACTCTTGTATCGTAATCTGAAATTCTGACTGCAGGAATATAATTCTCATGCTGAAACTAAAACTGATCCGCAAAATATTCACGACCAACTCCACCATTGGTGAGTTGTATGTGGATGGTGTTTTCCAATGTTACACGTTGGAAGATGTTGCGCGGGTAGTTGGAGTGAAGATCAAATCTGAGACTTGTATTCCTGCAGGAAATTATACTGTGAAGATCACTCACAGCAATCGATACAATAAACTGATGCCGCTTGTTTACGACAATCCGAAACTTACTGTGGAGGAAGCCGGGACAACATGGAGCGGGATCAGGATTCATCCGGGCAATACAGATGCAGATACTGCAGGATGTATTCTGCCCGGTAAATCGAAAGCTGTTGACATGGTAACAGAAAGCAAGAGCGCATTCGAAGCTTTCTACAATTACCTCTTCACGCAAATTGGAACAACAAAAACTGCTGAATTAGAAATCATAAATCAGCAGGAAGGATAAACTCTTCAATCAGGTGGTTCATGCAAAGTGGCGGAGCATTGTGGTTAATTAACTCCGCCACTTTTTAAAAACTCAAAATGGAAATTTTAAAGTACATCAGAGAAAACGTAAGAGGCGGCCCGGTGACAACCATCATCGGAGTGATCATCGTTCTTGCGGGCATTGCAAGCATCTTCGTTTTGAAGTTGAAGTGGGAAGAGGTGACAGCGATCATTGCAATCGGAGTGATCCTGATCGGACTGCCTGATCCGAAAATGAAGATCGGGAAATTGAAATTTCTTTTATTCCTGGTCTCGTTGGGTTTACTCTCTTCGTGCGTAACGCAAAAGCGATGCGCACAAAAATTTGGTGATCGAACTGAGATCATCAAAACGGATTCTTTCTTCCGTGACAGACTTGTTGAAGTGCGTGACACCATCATCAAAACAAAACTCGATACAGTCACTGCACTGATTGAATCTCCCTGCGATTCCAACGGACATCTAAAGGACTTCTACATTGAGAAGAAAGGAAACAACAATGCAGTGATCATCATCGAGTCACGCGGTGATTCAATTTATGCTGAGGCAAGATGTGACTCACTTGAAATGATCATCACCAAACAAAGAGAAACAATCGTTCAACTCGCTTTTCAATCCACCGGGACAAAAGAGACAACGACTTTAACTGTTAAGCGTGTGCCTCGCTATGCGAAATGGTACATGATCCCGCTTTATGGGCTGATCGGAATTGTTATCGGCTACATGAAGCCTCACAGACTTTTAAGACTTATTAAACCCATTTAAAAAAATGAATCGCAACGAAAAGAAAAAAATCGCGAAGGGAGTTTTTGAAACTCATCCTTTCGATGAAGTGCATGTAAACAATCACGGACATGCATTCTCAAATTTGAATGACGCACTCGGATCAGTTGAAGGTGAAGACAAAGCATCGCAGATTGATTCGTTCACACGCGATGAAATGAAACTCAAAGCGGTGAAGGATGATGACACATCATCAAATGAAAATAACTCTGCTTCATCCAATGATGATGGCGAGAATGAATCCGGCAACGAAGAAGACAAGAAGGTTGACTACTCCCTGATGAACAAAGAAAAGCTGCAGCAACTCTGCACTGATCGCAATTTGAAATTCGGTGAAAAGGATTTCAAAAAAGATTTGATCGCACTGCTTGAACTGGATGATGAGCAGAAGGCGAGCGCTTCATCCACGACTGAATAAATTTTCTCAATTCAAAAACGTAAACGATGTCGAACGTACAAGGTGTAAGCATTATCAAAGAAGAGGGCGCTCTTGGGCCTGCTCAGGAAGGCGCGGATCGGATCAGTGGATTGATCGCAGGAGTTGCGGTTGCTCCATCCGGGTTAGCGTTTCAAACGACTGCGCAATTGTTCTCGGTAAAAGATGCTGAGGATTTAGGGATCACTGCGCTCTACGATACAACCAACAGTGAATTACTTCACTGGAACATTTCCGAATTCTTCCGCAAGTCTCCGAAAGGAAAATTGTGGATTCGTTTGATTGAATCAGATGGTACTCCATTAGTGTCGCCTTCAACCATGTTGACTGATGCGACTGAAATCTATGCCCGCAAATTGTTGATCGATGCAGGCGGTGAAATCCGTCAGGTTGCAGTGATGGTCAACAAAAATCATTTAGCAGGAACATACGTTGGAGGAATTCCAACGGAGGTGAGCGCTGCAATCTCAGTCGCACAAACATTTGCTGCATGGGCTTACACAACACACAAACCATGTCAGGTGATACTTGAAGGTTGCGATGTTCAAACTCCGCTTTCATCACTTGCAAATCTGCGTTCATTCGGAAGTGAGAATCCGAAAGTTTCAATTTGTATCGGTGCGGACTACGATAAAAATTTGGCGCTATCGGGATGGAACAAACGCGCATCAGCGCTCGGTACTTGTCTCGGAATGGTATCACTCAGAAAAGTTGATGAGAACATCGGATGGGTGCAGGAAGGAAATATTCAGGACGCGGGAGTATCGCGTTTTGTGAAAGCTGCTTTGTCAAACGGTGTTGCAATTGAAACATACGAAGCATCGTATCAAGCTGTTGAAGACAAGGGATTCATTTTCGTTATGCCTTATGTCGGCATCAATGGTTACTACTTCAACAATGATCACACATGCTGCGCTACAACGCAACAGGAAGAATCAATTTCATCCGGTCGAGTGAAAGACAAAGCTGCAAGACTTCTTCGCACAGCTTACTTGCCATTGGTGAAATCATCGCAACTGCTGAATCCGACTACAGGAAAACTTTCAGCATCATCAATTGCATATCTGAATGCAGTTGGAGAAAAGACACTCGATCTGAACATGACAAACAAATTGGAAATCTCCGGTCGCGCTGTTAAGGTTGATCCTGATTCCGATTTAATCAACGCACCGAAACAACTTGATGTTGCATTCGGCATTGTGAAGATGGGACAGATCGGAGAGATTGAAGGGCATTTGACTTTTGTAACTAACGTTTAAACGAATTTATCATGGCAGTACCAAGTGCATTTGCATGGAAAGATTTAGAGTTGGTTCTCTTCGGCAACATCGTTGTCGAGATCAAAGAACTGACATATCAAAAACGTGTCGCGAAGCAAAACAATTACGGTCGCGGCAAGAAACCTGTATCGCGTTCACGCGGTAACGAAGAGTATGAAGGATCAATGAAGCTCGCGCTGAGTGAGTCGAACCTGATCCGTCAAGCTGCAGGAGTTGGAAAGGATGAAACTGACATTGCTCCGACTGATGCACCTGTTGTTTATCTCAGCGATGATCAGGTGATCGTAAAACATCTGCTGAAGGATTTAGAGTTTACAGCAACTGCAGGCGGTGGAGCGCAAGGCGATCTTGAAATGGTCGTTGATCTTCCATTCATCTGTTCAGGAATTGATTTTAACGTTCAATAAAAAAACCACAACCACCGAATGAGTGAAGTGAAATATCCGGTCGGCATCAGCCAAGAGCAGATCGACCAGTGGAAGAAAAAGTTTCCGCACAGCAAAATTTTTATTTGGAATGCCAACTACAATCTGAATGGAGAAGTAACTCCTTTCAGTTGTGTTGCGCGAACTCCTGACCGGGAGATTGTAAACAAGTATTTGAAGCTTGCGAAAGACCCGGAGAAATCAAGCAAGATTCTGATTGCGAATTGCGTGCTGAGCGGAGGTGAATCACTGGAAGCGCACGATGATCTGTATTACGGAATGATGAAGAAGCTTGCTGACTTGATTCCTGATGCGGATGTGAGAACGAGTAAGCTTGATCGCGAATCGCTTCCTGAAGGCATTACAGCCGCTATGGTTGATGAATGGGAAAAGAAGTATGGCGCTGACAAGCTGCTGCAGATCGAAGCGGAGGTGAAGGAAGGAACGCAGGAATTCAAAGGAGTGATCCGCACACCGGATCGCTTTGTGATTACAGACTATTTACGATTGGCAGATAATCCCCGCAAGTCGAGTGAATCGCTTGTGAAAAATTGTGTGCTGCACGGAGTAAAATCTGTTCTCGATGATGACGGTTTGTTCTTTGGGACACTGCGCACGTTGGCTGATCTCATTCCCGACACAGTAGGCGATACGGTTTTTATCTAACCTCCGATCCGCTTCCTGAAGGATACGGAGGTACGCCTGAGCAAGCCCTCGAAAAGATTTTCGGATTGCTCACCTACTACATGCACGTTACGCATCCTGAAAAACTTTCTGATTACGATCTGAAGCGCAAATTCAGACAACTGATGTGGGTTAGAACAATGGAGGAAAAAGAATCTTTAAAAGGACTTGCTAAATGGCTCTTTCGATAGAACAAATTTATGAGCGCTTCCATTTGATCTTCGGATTTATTCCGGGCAAGATTCCTACGCTTCCGCAAAACAACCAACCGGATAATCCTTACAAACAAATTCCTCTGCTCGGTGAAGATGATGCTGCAGGCATGAGCTTGTTGGGTACTCCGCTCTTCGATGTATTGACTATTGAAGCGGGTAAAACAATTCCTGACACCGAGCATCCTGAAGGCGAAGATTATCCTGAATACAAATTCATGGTTGATCCACTGATTGAACTCGGACAGAAAAAAGAAATTGTCGAGACAAAAATTGTTGGCAGAAAAGGAATTGTAAAAGAGATGATCAACCTCTCTGATTATTCCATCAGCATAAAAGGATTGATCGTAAGCGGTGACGGAACATTCCCGGATGAAGAAGTTGAGTTGCTGAAAAGAATTTGTGAAGTGGGCGCAACGTTATCGGTGAACTCAAAGCTGTTCAACATTTTCGGTATCACCAACATGGTGATTTACGAAGCAACGTTTCAGCCGATACAAGGATTTCCCGACACACAACCATTTGAAATAACTGCGGTGGCCGATGATGGATTAGACATCGTTTTACTTGAAGAAATAGACTGAGAAAAAATGTTCGGTATCGTTTGCATAAAAGTTACAATCGGCAAGTTGCTATTTAAATACGCAACAGAGATCGACATATTCCATACGTGGAATGAACTCACCGGGACTGCAACGATCACACTACCACGCAAGCTGAAGCTGCAGGATCAGCGAGTCACAGATTTAGTTCATGCAGATGACGAAGTGAAAATTGAAATCGGTTACAATGGAAAATTCAAAACAGAGTTTGAAGGATACGTTGTTCGATTGATACCGGGCATTCCTGTCGTGATCGAATGCGAAGATGAAATGCGCAAACTGAAGCGCACGAATTTCACAAAGAGTTGGAAGAGCGTTACGCTCAAAGAAGTTGTGAAGTACATCGCTCCTGCGTATGCTGATACTGCAGAGATGGTCGACTCTGATCTCGGAGCGTTCATGATCGATGGCGGATCGGCAACAAACGTTTTGGATTTCCTGAAGCGTGAATACGGATTAGTGTCATGGTTCAGAGGGAAAAAATTATTTGTCGGATTCCGTTACAGCGCAACTTACAACACGTTGAAGCTTCATTTTCAAAAGAACATTGTGAATGGCGAGTCGCTGAAATTTCTTCGCAAGGAAGATGTGAAGATCAAAGTGATTGGCATCAGCAAGAAACCAAACAACGCAAGCATCAAAGCGGAAGTTGGTGAGGATGGCGGAGATGTGCGAACACTGCATTTTTTCAACCTGAGTGAATCACAATTAAAAATTCAGGCAGAGGAAGAGATGAAGAAAATAAAAGTTGATGGTTACGATGGATCACTCACGCTGTTTGGAATTCCTTACATCGAGCACGGTGATGTTGCGGAGATCATCAATGATGAATACACTGAGCGCAACGGAAAATATTTCATTGACAGTGTACGAGTAAAAGTCGGCTCAGGAGGTTATCGCAGAATTGTTGAAGTAGGAAAAATCGCAGCATGAAAGAAGATCAGGACATAGCATCGTTGATCAGGAGATTGGTGAAGCCGATGATTAAGATTCAGGCGTTCGCTGCAACAGTTACGAGTGTGAATGAAGATGAGCAAACTGTAGAAGTGAAAACGATTGATGACGGCCCGGAGCGATTTGATGTGCGACTCACTGCTGTTGTAAAAACGAAAGACACTTTCATCGTAGCATATCCGAAAGTTGGCAGCGATGTAATTGTCGGGATCATTGACAACAACCCAAACAACTGCTTCGTGATCCAGTGCAGCGAGATAACTAAGGTGGAATGGAAAGTCCCGGAGACAGTGATCAATGATGGTGAGAATGGAGGATTGATCAAGATTGAAAAATTGAAAGCAGACTTACAGAAGTACAACATGCTGTGGAATGCATTCTTTTCATTGCTGAACGGTGCACCAATTCCAGAGGCGGGATTGGGCGCACCTTCAGCACTGCAGCTTGCGCTGAAAGCATTGTTCACCGGAGCGCAGTTACCGGATTACAATGACATCGAAAATGAAAAAGTAAAACACTGATGGCAGCACCGAGAAAAGATATGTTGATAGATGATGACTTTGATCTGATTATCGTGAACGGTGATTTGTCCGTTGGTCATTCCGACAATCAGCATATACAATTCATCGCGCTGAGCAATCCGGGAGAATGGAAACAAACTCCGGTGATCGGTGTGGCGATTGGAAAGTATTTAAAAGGGCCTTCAAATCAAGTTCAACACTTTGTAAAAAACCTGAAGCAACAGTTGAAGCTTGACGGATATGGCGATTCAGTTTTGACACTGAAGGATGGAATGGGACTCTTTGAAATTCTCACTGAAAGAATTGTGTGATGGAAGTGATAGTAGTAAACGGCCAATCAATTTTTGATGTAGCAGTACAAGCTTACGGCTCTGTACTCGGTGTGTTTGATATGATCGAGCGCAATGAAATCGCTTCGCCCTGGTCTACGACTCTTCCTTCAGGAACAGTGCTCGAAGTGAGTGGTGAGAAAATCGTTGAGCCGATCCGATCAGCAGTGAAGGTGATGAAGAATGAAGATCGCAATTACAAGATCACTGCAGCAAGCGGACAAAGTATTTGGGATTTAGCAATTCAGGAATACGGAAGTATTGAAGGTGTTTTTATTCTGCAGGAAAATAATTCTTCAGTGATCACTGAGTTTAATCAATCGCTCGTTGGATCAGTGTTGAAGATTCAGAATGATGTGGTCAACAAAGCGGTGTACGATTATTATGTAGCGAACAAAATAATTCCCTCCACGATGTCAGATAAGTATCCTGAGTTCGGAGGTGATTTTGCGATACTTGAATTTAACAGCGACTTCAACTAATGGCACAAAAAACAAAAGCGCAATTACGCACTCAGGTTGATGCGGACATCAACACGAATGGAGCGAATGCGATCACAGGTGAGAAGGTGAATGACTTTCTCAATGATGCGATTGATTCATTGGAGTCGCTTGAATACAAACGCACCACGTTTCAAGTGACACCGGATGACACTTATTATCCTAGTGAAAAATTGGTGAAGGATTCACTCAATGCAGAAGCTGCTGCGCGCGCTGCTGCAGACACAACTCTTCAGACCAACATAACTGCTGAGGCAACTACACGCGCAAATGCTGATCAGGATTTACAAGATTTGATTGATGCGCTGACAGTTCTCATTGATACATCGATGAAGAAACCTGAAGCGTTTGCACCTTCAGGAAGTTACCCAACTACTTACGATGGTGATCCTATCGAGTCGGGTAGTACATTCCGTTGTGCTGCAGGAACGATGGGCACTGTTGCAGTGAACGCGGAGGATTTACTGATAGCACTCATTGATGTTCCCGGACAAACAGATGCGAATTGGCAGGTGATTGAGAGCAATCGTGATCAGGCAACAGAATCAGTGAAGGGAGTTGGTAAGGTTGCAACGCAAGCGGTTGCTGAAGATTCTGCTACAACAAACGATACTGATTTCATCACTGCAAAAAAATGGTGGCAAGCATTCGCTGTAGGACTTACACTTTCTTCTTTCTTATCTGCAGTTCGCGGCACTCTGCTCACTGGACTCAGTCTCGCAAGTTCTGCAGTAATTACTGCGAGCGATTCAATTATATCTGCATTCGGGAAACTGCAAGCGCAAATTACATTGAGAGAATTGCTGTCAAACAAAGACACTGATGTTACACTCGCTGCAAATGATGATGACAAGTATGCAAGTCAGAGAGCAACTAAAACTTATGCCGATACTAAGATTCCTAAATCAATCGGCACAACAAAGGGAGATATAATATCATTTACGGCTTCTAATACTCCAATTAGAAAAGCAGTTGGAAGTAACGGTCAAAGCCTACGACCTGATTCGACTCAATCAGATGGGATGAGGTGGGCAAATCTTGGAACGCTGTTCGCACAAAAAAGAAGCGGTGTGTATTACACCTTGCAGCGAGCTAATGGAGCACCTACAACAGTGGCATTGGCTGCTAACATCGCTTACATTCATCCTGTATTTATTGACTCCGATATTACATTGGGTTCTATAAACTTTGCTATTACAAGTGCTGGCACAGCCACAAAGTACCGACTTGTAATTTGGAATTCTGCCAATGCAGTTCCAACAACAATATTCTATGATTCCGGTGAAATATCAATGTCAGGAACCGGATTAAAAACACAATCCCCCAATGTTGCGATGCCTTCCGGTTGGTATTTTGTAGGAGTTATTGTGAATGGCTCCGTTACCGTTAATGCACAAACAGCAGCACAGGTAGGCTCTACGCTTGGAGTTACTATTTCAGGCACAACGGAAACCGGAGTAACTTATTATCAAGCGTCAATCACATTCACTACACCTGTTGTGACTGACAATCCAACTGTAACGAATCAAAGCGGCAACGTGCCACTCATTTACATTTCACTATAAACGATCAACGATGGCAAGATCAATCACTGAAATCTACAACGCAATAATCACTGAGAAGGAAACATTCTCAGAGTTGGATGCATTAGTTCCTAATCCTGATGATGCGCAAACTTTCCTCGATGATCTTACAACACCATCGAAGGTTTCAATTTGGCGATTGCATTATTGGGTAATGGCAACTGCAGTGTGGTTGCACGAAGTGTTATTTGATAAACACAAAGAAGAAATCGAAGCGATTGCTGCAAGTGTTGTTCCCGGAACATTACGTTGGTACGTTGATCAGGCGCTCGAATATCAGCACGGTGATGTGTTGACGTGGGACGGTGAAAAATTTGTTTACGATCCGATTGATGAAGCTGCAATGATTGTGAAACGTGCTGCAGCACTTGAAGTAGGATCACAGGTGAGAATTAAGGTTGCAAAACTTGTTGCTGATGTTCCTGCGAAACTCAGCGCACCGGAGAAGGATGCGTTTTCTGCATACATGAATCTGATCAAGTTTGCAGGAACTGATCTCGCGGTGATCAGCGAGGATGCTGATTTATTGTGGATCAAGTACAAGGTATATTATGATCCGTTGGTGATGGCTGCAGATGGATCACTCATTTCTGATGCTGCAGTATTTCCGGTTGAAGATGCGATCAACAATTTCATCAGCAATTTGTATTTCAACGGAACGCTCGATCTCACTTTGTTGACTGATGCAGTTCAGCAAGCTGAAGGAGTTGTATCACCATTTCTTACGCAAGCGAAAGCGAAATACGGCCTGCTGCCATATTCAACGTTCACAGAGTTTTATGAAGCGTTTGCCGGATACATGGAGATTGATCCTGCACATCCATTGTCAACTGAAATAACATACGAGCCAAGTGTTTAACGTCAACTTCCGAAATATAGCGTTCGCGAATATTCCGACATTTCTTCGGAAGATTAAATTGCTTGCAGTCATCTACAGCGCGATGAAAGCAATGCAGGATGTGAACGATTTATTTCTTGCATTCAGGACGGAAATCAAAACACAATTACAGTACAACGGACAAAAAATTTATCTCGAACAGTATTTGAATACCACTTACGGAATTACGATTTACAATCTTACTGACCGTGACGTTGATATTGCTGCAGGCGATATTATTTACATCGAGGACGTGACGAATGATCCATACACTTTCATCTTCAACGCAGCAGAGCAAGCGACTGAGACTTACCTGTACAATAATTATGATGCTGCGGTTACTTACGCAGAGGATGAGTACTCAATGTTTGCAAACGACATCTACATCAGCTTGCAGAATGCAAACACAAACAACACACCTGATGTAAGTCCATTATGGTGGAGTGATGACGGTGATGTTTTGTTTCTGCTTAATCAGGAAGAGTTTGACAGCTTGTTTGATTTTATAGTGTACGTACCAGTTGCAGTGACTTACGATGAGAATGTGATGACTGCGCAAGTGAATCAGTACAAGATAGCAGGCAAGCGATATTACATTGACACTTATTAAACGACTATAAACGATGAATCAATTAAGGACAAATACCAATGGCGGATTTCCATTCGTGCTCGATGATTTGAGATGGATGGACAGCGCGTATCGTGATACGTTCACATCGATCTTTTCTTATCTGAAGGATGCAGGATTAGGTAGCGGTGTACCGCAAACATCATTTATCATTTCCGGTTGCGAGATCGTTCACAATGCACCCAATTATGATATTGCTGCAGGATACATTGTACGCGTAGGAGAAATTTTCAAGGTTGAAGCGCATTCAATTTCTGATTCACTTCCTAATACGTACCAGTGGAAAGCTGTTCTCGGTTATGATGGAAGTGGAACGAAGACACTGCAGGGTGGAGGCACTTATGATGCGTATGAAATTCGCATGGCTGAAGTTCTCAATCAGGCATTAGTTCCGAGTACATATTATATGCCGATGGATGCTGTGCGTTTACCTTATGCACTTGCTGCTGAAATGGTAGCGCGGATCGGTGCGCAGCTTGGGGCATTTTCAAATCTATCATTGAATGGATCATGGACGGATGAAAGCACCGGAACTTACGGTGTGGCCCGATACAGACAAGAACTCGGAAGGATTCATACACGAGGACGGATCAAGATCACTTCATCACTTACTGCAGGATCAGCATACCTCATGTTTACATACCCGGTTGGCAAACGTCCGGGCAAGCAGATCGAGTGTGGCTTTGTAGTTTATGACGGCACTGATCACAAGCTTGGGACAGTGATAGTAAACACAGCAGGAGCGGCCTCATTTATACCACAGGATAACATGGCGAGCGGGGTGAGAATTCAGCTTGATCAGATTCCTGCCTTCAGCACTGAAGCGTAATTTTTAGGAGTTCTTTGACATAACGTCCGAAACAGGCAGATTTATGTACATTTCGTTTTGAAATTTATGTACATTTCGTTTTGCAGATTTCAGTGGCTGATGCTGAACCGAAACCTCCTATAGAAACTCTGAAATAAGGGAACAATAAATAGCAAACAATTACAACGCAGGATGCAATAAATGAAGGCTGCTTATAAAATTCTTTGTTCAT